GTGAAGGAAAAAGTTATATGAAACGAACATATGAAATTTTGTCTGAAGTTGGAAAAACAGACCGTAATTCTATAGCATATCAATATAGTGATGGTGTGCCAGGTACATTGGTAGCAGTGGTTGAAATTGATGCTAATGATGAAAAGGAAGCAATTCGTAATACTGCTAACTTTTGTAATATGATGGATATAGTGGTTCATTCTGTTAGGTTGGTGAAGTAAGATGAAAAAAGTGATTAAAATGTCTCCCAAACGGGTTGCCCTAGTTTCGGCAGTTCGTGCCGCATATGGCTTAGATAGGGAAGATGTTACCCGTAAGGAATTGCAGTCTGTTGTCGATGTAGAGCCCAGAATACATTCTTGGCCTACTTGGTTGGTGAATAATGATGACCTGAGATTGGATCGTGGGTTTTATGTTTTGCCACGGGAAAATGGTTCCTATGATGATGGCAATAAAGAGGTTTTTCTTAATACGGAAGATTCTGCTAAGGTGTATTCTTATGCAGCCGATACTGTTGCTTTGGCCACTAATGTTGATATTCAGGATGAGCAAGATTCATATATACCTGCTAAACACAAAGGTTATGTTCCTTTTGGTAATTTTAGTACTGTCCGTGACGTTTTGAAGTCTGGTACCTTTTATCCGATGTTTATTACTGGGTTGTCTGGTAACGGTAAAACACTCATGGTTCAGGAGACTTGTGCTCGCCTAAAACGTGAATATGTAAGAGCCAATGTCACTATCGAAACTGATGAAGATGACCTAATCGGTGGTTTTCGTTTGCTTAATGGTGAAACAGTCTGGCATGATGGTCCTGTGATTACTGCCATGAAACGTGGTGCCGTATTATTGCTTGATGAGATTGATTTAGCCTCTAATAAGATTATGTGCTTACAGCCTATTCTTGAAGGGTCATCAATCTATATCAAAAAGATTGGTAAATGGGTTCACCCGACAGATGGCTTTACTGTTATTGCTACTGCTAACACAAAAGGCCAAGGTTCTGATGATGGGCGCTTTATTGGTACTAACGTATTAAATGAGGCCTTTCTAGAGCGTTTTCCTATTACCCTTGAGCAGTCTTATCCTGGCACCAAGATGGAAGAGAAGATTCTTACCAACGAGTTTGCAAAATCTGATAAAACAGAGCCAGAGTTGGTTACCAATCTAGTTCGTTGGGCTGATGTTATTCGTAAGACGTTTTCTGAAGGTGGCTGTGATGAAATTATCTCAACCCGCCGTTTGGTACACATTGTAAATGCCTATAATATCTTTGAAGACAAAATGAAGGCCATTCAGTTGACGGTTAATCGTTTTGATGATGAGACCAAGGAATCGTTTCTTGATTTATTCACCAAGATTGATGCTGGCGTCGAAATTGAAGAAAATGAAGAAACAGGCGAAGAGGAATTTGATGTATGAACGATTCTGTAAAAAGTGACCGTATTGCCAAGTTATTGGCTACTGAGGATGTAACAGTTCGTCATTCTGTGACGGCTAAAACGGCATCCTTTGATACCAAAAGCCGTGTACTCACTTTACCCGTGTATTTGGTCAAGAATGATAATGTCCATGATATGATGACCGGCCATGAAGTCGGTCATGCCTTGTGGACTAAGCCCCTTGACTGGATGACCGCCCTGACTAATGAATATAATAAAGATATTCTCAATATTGTTGAGGATGCCCGCATTGAGAAAAAAATCAAGGTGCGTTATCCGGGTATTGTTCGTAATTTCATCGAAGGCTATAATATTCTTGCTGGTAATAAATTCTTTTATGATGATGAATCACAAATTGTCGATATGCAGTTTATTGACCGCATGAATTTGTATTTCAAGTTGGGTCTATCGGCAAAAGTGAAATTTAACGCCGAAGAACAAGAATTAGTCGAAATGGTGGCTGATTGTAATTCTTGGAAAGAAGTTTTAGCCGCAACCCGAGCAATTATGGAATTTACGGCTCAGGAAATGCGAGATGAGGAAAACGAGGAAGGCGACGTTCAAGAAATTGGCCAATTTGGCGAATCCAACGAGTTAGAATCTGATGTTAGCAAAATGACGAATGAGGAACTTTCGGATGAGCTCGATTCTCAAAATATGAAGTCAGAAACTCAAGATAAGTTTGATGAAAACGCTGAGAAAATGACTGAAGGTGAGAAAAATGAATTACGGCATAGTCGCAATTATAGCGAACCGTTGTATGGTCGTTTGCCGAAAGCGAATTTGGGTACAGTTGTTATTCCTTACAAAAAGATCATAAAACAACTTGATATAGATATTGAATACAGCAAAAGATATGCAATTATCGATTCTGACTCCCGTGGAATTGAAAAACACTTTTACGCTTCGATGGAAGGCGATTATGTTACTTTTGACACTATCGAAAGTCGATATAAAACCTTCCGCACGAAAACAGCGAAAATCGTCAATTATATGGTTAAAGAATTTGAACGTAAAAAGGCGGCGGCCGAATATCGCAAGGAACACATTTCTAAGACGGGTGTGCTTGATGTAAACAAATTGTTTTCATACAAGTATAACGAGGATGTATTTTTAAAGAATATCATCAAGCCCGATGGCAAGAATCACGGTATGGTTTTCTTACTTGATTGGTCCGCTTCAATGACTGACCATTTAGGGGCCACGGTGAATCAACTGTTGTCCTTGATATGGTTCTGTAAAAAGATAAACGTGCCGTTTGAAGTTTATGCCTTTACGAATGGTTGGAAAAGTGAGCGTTTTAGCGAAATGAGTCTTGCAGAGATGGAACTGGAAGCTAATGAAAGATTCAGTTCAAACATAGGAGAAATTCAGCACGCTAATCACACCTGTTTCAATCTGATGCAGTTGTTTAGCACCAAGATGAATGCTTCTGACTTGAATAAAATGTGCAAGATGATTTACACATTCGCTCACGCATACCAAGGTATGAGGAATCCTGATTCTAAGTTTGGTATGGGTTCTACTCCTCTTGTCGAGGGCCTATCTTGTCTGACTCAAATTATACCGATGCTCAAGAATAACTATAACTTGGATATCGTCAACCTGTTTGTGTTGACTGACGGTGACGGTAACTCGCACTTTTCAACAGTGTTAGAAGCTGAAGGTCGTGCAGGTATCGGACCGAATCTAGTAGTTGAGAATCCTGTCACTAAGAAATCTTATAACACAGGTGAATTGGGACGGTCATTGAGAAATCAAGGTTCATACCACTATAACAACAACTGGATAAAACTGAAAGGTCAAGAGTATGCTGTGTTGAACATCATCAAGGAAACACCGGGCGTCAATATGGTCGGCCTCTTCCTAGACGGTAGTAGTATGAACGGTCGATACAATAAGCATGTCCATGACAAGTTTATGCAGACTCGTATGTGGAGCGAAATGAAACGCAAGCATATTGAGCAACGTAAATATATGAAGAAGTATGGCTTTACATCTCACAAGTGGATGGCATATGATGCTTTCTATATTATTCCGGCAGCTACTATCAGAGATAATACTGAGGAACTTCAAATCACTAGTGACATGAAAGCTGGGCAAATGAAAAGAATCTTCGGACAACACCAGAAGAAAAAGTGGAATTCAAGAGTATTTGTGAATCGCCTAATGGAGATTATTTGTTAATGATAACTTATAGTAAAGCAGTCGCCCCTCAGGAGAATCCTAAGGGGCATGATTCTGAAAATGATAAATTCTGGAGAGAAGTAAAATCTAAAGATGGTAGGGTGGGTGTTGCTCCTAGGGCGAAACGATATAAAAGTGAACACACAATAGCACCAGCATACAATAAGGGTGGATATCAAGTTATACCGCTTAAAGAAATTAAGGATATCGGCCGATGAGATTAACAAATGAATGGTATTATTTTGTGGACGCTATTCCTCCAGAGAAGTGTGATGAGATTATAGAATTAGGACACCAATTAAAATTTATAGAAGGTAAAGCTAATACTAATGTTGAGCCATTTACAGACGAAGAAAGAAAAATTGGAAGAAAAGAGATTTTTGGCATAACGATAGAAAGAAATAGTAATATAGCCTTTGCTGCGGATAACCAAGATTTGTATGATTTAGTTTTTCCATTTATGATGCATGCCAATCAAGAGGCGGGGTGGGGTTTTGACGTTGTAAGTTGCGAAGTACCACAAATAACACAGTATAAAAAAGGACAATTTTATAATTGGCATAGCGATGGCCTCAGTGATAGATTATCAATGTATACCAAAGAACAAGTTGGTGATAATGAATTGATGGTAGGTAATGTGAGAAAATTGAGTATGACTATATTACTTAATGATGATTATAAGGGAGGACAATTCCAATTCCGAAGTTTTGATAAAGGTAAACCCGTCGTTAAAAATCCTTCCATTAAAAGTAAAGGTAGTATAGTTATATTTCCCTCCAGTATGGTGCATAGAGTTACCCCTGTAACAAAGGGTGTTAGATATTCTGTGGTGGCTTGGTTTCTCGGGCCACCCTTTAAATAATAATCCAGTTGTTTTGAACCCCCGAAAGGGGGTTTTTTATTGCCTAAAATCCCGATAAATAGGTGGGTGAATATAAAAAATAGAACAACAGACCTGGAGAAATAAGTAATGGCTTTCTTTGGGCAAGACGGCTTTGAGTTCGGCATAGGTGTAGTAGAAGATAGATTTGATCCCTTACAACTTGGACGAGTTAGAGTAAGGTGGTTAGGTCTACATGATGAAGATAAAGACAAAATTCTGACAAAGGACTTACCTTGGTCAGAAGTTATGCAATCTGCTCACGGAAATCCTGCAGCTGGCGTAGGACAAAATTCTACCTTAACAGAAGGTAGTTGGGTGTGTGGATTTACAAAGGATCCCAGTACCTTACAAGATTGGATTATAATGGGTACATTGCCTGGTTGGAATGTCACTACTGCTATAGGAAGTGGCGTTGCTGGGGGAAAATGGGCAGAATATAGAGGTCCTTATAAAGAATTCACAACTAAACCAGGAACGGTGTCTAGTAGTTCAGATATTAAATCTTTTGATTATGAGAAGGGGTTTGCTGATCCTACAGTAGACCAACGAAATATTCCTCATCCTCCTAGTTATGTTTCTTGGAGAAGTCCTGTAACAGTGCCGGCAGCTACTTATGTAAAAGTAGATTGGACTAAAGAAGCGAAGGGCCCAAACGACACAGATGGTTGGCCAAGTGTTCCAGATGAGAATAATGATTTTGAATATCTAACTATTCCTAATGTAGGAACTCCTACATGGGCATTTGGTGGATCTCCCTTACCGTTTACAACTACACCTTCATCAGCACAAACAAGAGCTACTCATTCTGATACATTACATGCTTTATTCGGAACGACACGACGAATAACTGCTGATAAACGATTCGCCTCTAGTTGGACACATTTTGGCACATTTAAATGGCCAGATGTAAGGACTTATTCACAAGCGGGTAATGATACTGCTCCTAAGGAACAAGAGACTCCCAGAAATGTTGAGAGTCCTGATACCCTTTACAAAACAGGTCGAGACGGTGTTATATTTTCAACTGGTTATTTAGAACCCACATTTACGGCTGTAGACTCAAGCGGTGCACCTGTTCTTCCTTTATTTCCAGTAATGCGGGATTTACCCGCTGTTTCTTTCGATCCTACTGCTTACACTGGTATTACAAATACTGATACTAGATTTACAGCAGGATCTTCTGGGTATGAAGTAGGAGATTGGGCTAGTACGCAAGAAGATTTTAGATTACCCAATCCCAGGGTCAATTGGCTATCTAAGGGCAGTTTAAGTCCTACCGAAAGACAAACTGTTATGGATTTATTTGATAGTGGACAATATGGTAGTGGTGTTTATAATATTAACAGTCCTAAACTGGGCAGACATGATATAGAATGGAAAGATGTAAAGGAAACAGATTTAGTTATAGTTCCTAAACCAGATACTAATCCATTAGCAATGGGTGGCATTCCTATTTCTGCTATAGATGATACATTTTTAATTATTACAACTCAATCAAAATTGTGGGGAGATACATCTTATTTTGCAACTGCTGAGAGAAGTACTGGAAATCCTGCCAAACCAACATTACAAGCTGGTGATATAGTTCAAATTGCTGGTGTTAGGGGTATGCAGGAAGTAAATGGTAGAATTTTTAGATGTATTAGTTGTTCTGATAGTGGTGGTGCCTTTACAATGGAATTGGGAACAGTCGATGGTAGGGCTTGGACCGGACCTGCTCCTATTTCATGGACACCTGCTGAAATAAATTTGGGTACTGCTACGATTGCTGACCAATTTGTGGCAACTTCAAGTTTTTCAAAATACTTGGAAGGGGGTGTTGTAATACCCCATCATCCACATTGGTCTTTATGTTGGAAAGCAGACCAACGAGAACGACAAATTAATATTGGTTCACCTAATGCTGTAACGGGTGTGGAAGAAGGTCATTGGAATCAACCAACGGGTGACTTTAATGCTCGATATCCATTTAACCATGTATACGAATCTGAATCTGGCCATCTTATGGAGTACGATGATACTCCTGGTGGGGAACGCATTCAGCAAATGCATCGTTCCGGAACTTACTATGAAATAGACCATAACGGTACAAAGGTCGATT